AAGTGTTCCTAATGCGTTAGCAACTACAATAAGAAGTCAATTATTAAATGCAGGAGTATCATTGGATGGTAAGTTATCAGTAGGTAATTTATCTGCAACATTCAATTCAGTTACTGCAACTGCTAATATTGATAAAAATGTGAAAGTATCGGTTATAACTACACCTACTAGTATGACAATTGAGATAGAAGCTCTTGCTGATATTGGGGGAGGAGTTAAAGTTTATCAATCATTAAGGATATCTATGACTAATATGCGACCATATGAATACGCTCTTGCAAGGGTAACTATACCAGTTGTAACAAGCTACACTAGTGATAAGAAACTTGTATATCAATGTGCTGGAGCTTTAGTATTACTTCTCGCACTATACCTAGCAGCTCCAGCTATTGTAGCATATGGAGGAGCAGCCCTGTGTGCTCGCTTGTTGACTGGTATTTAAATAAGAAATAGT